CTTAGTTAGCTTAAGTAGCAGATAGCAATAATGAAGCACATGCTTTCTGGTTACCAATACCCATGCCGATACTTTCGTATGCAGCCCATGATACGATATTCTTTTTCTTTTCGATCCAGAATTTCACATCATTAAGTACGTTAAACTGACCTAAGAAGTCTTGACCAGCGAAACAGTAGATTTTCTCTGTAGCACCTGTGCCACCAAGTAAATCAGCTTTGTTAGAAACAACTAACTTTCTACCAAAAAGAGTAGAGTAAGTATAGCCATTAACACTAACTTCGCTTCCAACAGCATCACCAACAGTAGTTGCACTATATAAGAACAATCTGTTAAATGTTGTTGAACTCATCAAAATAGTCTCAGCTCTTAAGTTTTGACCATCAAGTTTATCAAACATATCTTTCATCTTAGCTTTACTGATTTCACCTGAAGTGCCTGGTGATCCTATTGTAACATCATTAGAAGCTGCTGTAGAAGCTGCTGATGCTGCTGTGATGAATTTACTGTCTTCAACTTTTTGAATGTCAAGAACTGAGTTCTTTTCAATTACTTCTGTTAAAGGCATATCGTAAGCCAATAGTTCTTCTTCAGTCTTTTGGAAATCTTCTGAACTAATCATGTAAAAAGGTATTTCAAATCTATCACCTGTTACATAGTTCCAGTCAGAGTCGCCTCTGAAATTGATTGCCATAGCTTTAGAATCTGGCTCGATATCAACGATTTTTACTAAACCGTCGTGATTTACAGATCTTTGTAAATCAGCTTTAGTCACATACTGTGGGTTCATTATTTTTCTTGCGAATGAAACTTCTCTAAGTTTCTGTCTTATAAAAGCGGATCCTTCCTGAGCAACCTTTTCTAGTCCTTCAGGAGAGTTTAGCTTCTGTAAAAACAATTCATTAATTGTACTAGCAGATATATTGTTAGACATTTTCTATTCCTCCTATAGGGTTACGTATTCGACTACGTTTACGTTAGATTGAACACCATTAACTGACTTAGTTATTACATGTGAAGCTTTAGTACAATAACCAACTATGTTATTTGTACCAATAACTGCTGTGTTTAATTTACCATCGACTGTTACGTATAATGGTTCATTAACAGCAACTGTATCAAATTGATCAGTCAAAGCTCTATAAGAGCCTCCGATCAACGTCAGTTTACCGGTTGATTTAGTGTCAGGGGAGAACCCTGCTGTTCCGTCTCTGTTGCCTTCTGACCATACTTGTGCACTACCTTTATGAAGTATTGGTCTAGTAGCGCCTGTAGCATCAAAACCTACGAATGTTCCAGTTACACCAGAAACCATAGGCCAATCAGCGGCAGCACAATCGACGTCCCATCTTACACAATTATTAATATTTGATAAGATTTTTAACATTTGGATTTATTCCTCCGTTTGTATTAAGTTATTATATGTCTTCTAAGAGTAGTCGAGTCAATGGATCTAATGTTCCATCATCGGCGGGTCGATCACTGAGTCGGCCAAATAATTCACCTGAGTCCGCGTGCGGACTTAGCTCTGAAGCTTTCTTAATAATCTCCAGCTCCTCTTTACTCTTAGCTTTGAGCTCGGCTAATGTACTCTCAATCATTTCTACAGACAATCTTCCTGACTTAACTAGTGTTAAAACTAGCTCCTCAGCGGTCTTTATCTGTTCCAACTCTTTGGCCAAATCATCTACACTATTCTGCAGAGTTCTTATGGCTTGAGCTGCTTCTTTCTGTAATTTTGAGTCCATTCTTTACCTCGCTACCTTATTTTATTGCGATTAGCAATTTTACTTTTCTTCTGTTACTTCATCAGAACCGCTTTCGTTAGAAATACGGTCTAATTCTTGTGAGAATGCATGAGCCATGATTTGTCCTGCTTGTTCGAACTCAGCTACTTTATCCATAGCTTCTTCTTGTTCTAGATCATAGTTAATCATAAGAGTCGCCAATTTCTCAACATCAGATTCATTATAGTCTTCGCCATACTCTTCAGCAAGCAAACCATCTGCTGCTTCAGCATACTTTGCTAAAACCTCAACTCTTTCATCTACTTCTTGAGTAGCTTCAGCTTCTTTTACATTTTCTTCAGCTGTAACAACTCTGTTTTCTAACATATTATTATATGCGTCTAGTAAGTTACTCATTGTTATCGTCTCCAAAGTATGTGTTGTACAGGTTAGTTAAGATATTAACTGCAGGATCTACTTCTGCAACTTTCTCTTCTTTATCTTCTTCTGGTGCTTCTTCAGCAACTTCTTCAGTAGCTTCTTTTACTTCTTCAGCAACTTCTTCAGCAACTTCTTCAGTAGCAGGTGCATCTTCAGCAACTTCTGAATTATCTTCAGAACCTACGTCTTCTGCAACTGCATCTACAGTAGCTTCAGCAAGTTTATTTAACTCATCAACGAATGCTCTGGCCATAATTCTGCCTTTTGTATCCAACTCTTCAGCTATTTTGCCTAATTCGTCATCCTCTT